CTACTCTATTATGATCCAGGTATATTTTTAGTTTCTTTATTAGCTTCTTTTTGCTCTTCTGTACGAAAATTATCCAAGTCAAAGACTACCTCATTGAGCCAATTATCAAATTCACTTGAATTTTCTACAAGTTCTTTTGCATTTTCATCAGAATAGTCTAATTCAGTTTCTGTATTTTGTCCTTTTAAATCAACTAAAACTAAATCTTCTAAGTATTTTAGTTTGAGACCTCTCCAACCTTTTACAGTTGATTGTGTAAATTCTATTACAAATTTATCATCATCTAATTGTTCTTCAAACTGTCTAGTTTTTCTATTAAATTTATTTTGAGTACATTTTTTTCTAAGATTTACTAATTCTTTTCGGGAGAGATTCGCTAGTTCAACTTCAAATCCATCAAGACCAGGAAACTCAACCCAAGTGGTCTTACTGTCGACCAACAGGCTTTTTAGTTCCATTTATATTCTCCTAAGTTGAATATGAGATTTGAGTAGTTACTGGGTCAGTATTATCTAAAGATCTATAGTCATAGCTTTGAGTATAAATCTCAGATGGTTCCATTCTAGCTGTGTACATTACTGGGTTGATTTCAACTTCGAAAAAGTTAGCATCTCCAGATGTATTTTTTGCAATAATAGTTAAATCAGTATTAGTACTAAAATCATCAAATTGTGTTATATTATTATCTTGTTGGTACTGTCGTATTTCTCCCGATAATATACGATTACTCAGTACATAATTTGCAGGAAACATAGCATTACTAGAATTAGTTACTGATAAACTACTATGAAGGTTTTCGTAAGGAGTCCACTCTATATTATTTTGCAGATTTAAATTAACGCTTATAATATTATTCATATTTAAGCTATCTGCTGTAATAACAGGGTAGACTATTAGAGGGGTTCTTGTGGAAGACTCAGATCGAGCGCTTCCGGGAATTGAATAGCTTTCATCTCCAACTCTCGATAATTTAGTTCCTTCTCCTTCTAATCTAACTGTAAATTGATTTTGAGGTACAAAATCAAAACTACCACTAGTAATTACTGCACTTTCTAATTTGAAAGTACTGCTTCCTGTTTGTACATAGATATCAAATGATTTTAACTGTTCATTAGTTACATCACCCAATAATTCTATTACAACAGACTCATCTTTTTCAATTGTTAAAGGAACATCAAAACTAAACGAAGCTGGATTAGCTTTTGTTATAGTTGATCCTTCAAACATTTTTGATTGATCGTGTAAAGTCTTTACTGAATACGAATCTTCCGCAAATGTTTGATCAAAAGAGATGGCGGAAGAAGTATAGATTCTATACTTGTTCCCGCCATACACTATGTATAGTTTACTCTCACGAAGAAAACTATAAGACATTTTTTAAGACGCTACTGATCTGTCTCCTGATCCACTCGCTGCATAACCAGTTTGAGTGTGAGAAGTAGAGCCTAAATATTTAACTTTCATTTCATCTCCAGTTAGAAGATCGCTACCGTGAGCAGCAAATTCTACTGTTGTTGAGATTAAATCGCCTGTTTCAATTGTTGGTACTTGTAAGTGACATCTAGGCATATTAAATTCTACGCCCGGCGCTGTGAAGTCATCTGATCCCATAGCATCGCCATCGGAACCAACTGCACCAGCTACACCCATGTATAAACGTAAGTCAAATACGTTTGTAACAAGGTCAGTCGCTGCTGCTAAATCTGTTAATAGCTGATTAGAACCATTAGATTTCGTATCTAAATACATATTTAAAGAACCAGTAATAGTTCTTGCTCCTGTAAATGATCCTATTGGTTTATCAACAATACCAATTGTTTCTGGTGTTACATAAGTAACATTATTAGCTATTGTTATTGAACCACCTGTGATATTAATATCATAAGTTCTATCGTCTAGTCCTCCAGATGCATTTCCGCCACCTTGGGCATCAGCATCTAAGTATAGAGACGATAATTTATTTCTTAAGTAATCAGCATCACTTGGGCCAACTGTATCTGCAAAGTTGTAGTTTTCTACATAAGTATCTGTACTTCCACTAGAGTGAGTCAAACTCGCTCCATCAGCATCATATGCTTCGATTTGATACTTAGAAGGATCTTCATATGCAGTTGTTACTTGGTCAATAGTAGTTGCATTACCACTCCATGTGATTTGTGCAATTCCATCGATAGAAAAATCAATTTCAGCCTGATTGATTTGAGCATCATTCAGTCTGTAAGTTGTATTTTCTAAGGCAAAGAAGATATTTAGTTTCATAAGTTCGTGAACATCTGATTCTACAAAGTCTACTAATGCTCCATTAGCTGTTCCTGTGCTTGTTGCTACAGCAGAGCCTGAGGCATCTGATAGCCCTGTACCTGCTAGTGCAGACCATAGTATATTTTCTACCATATCATATGTTCCGTCTGCTCTGAAACTTGCAGCTCCGTGCTTAAATGGTCGAACATAAGTTCCAAATGACCATTCTGCAGGAGGTAATGCATCGTTGAATCTTTTTGATCCACGATTTGGTGCAGAACCAGCTTCATTGATTGTTACATCAGTTGATTCACTTCCTTGAGAGAAACTATAACCGTCTAATACACCAACTCTAAAAGTATTGGCTGCAGTTGAGTTACCTCTGAAACGTCCTGTTCCAGCTCTTGCTCCTTCTGCTGTAGTTGTACCTGTTACAGTTTTAGCTGTAACAATCAATCCACTAGCTGAACCATTATTAGTTCCAGCATAGTTTTCTACTGCAGTTTCTGTTGCGGTTTCATCAGCTACAAAGCCATTTCCTCGAAAGTTGTTAGGAATAGCTACTGTTTCTACTGCTCCAGAACCTGATACAGATAGTACAATACATTTTGCATTTGCTCCAGAACCTGAAGTTGTACCTAAAGTGACAATATCTCCTACAGCATATCCAGTACCTTTAGTACTAACATAAGCTGTCAGAATTCCTCCACCTGCAGTGGGGACTCCATTTACGCTGCTTACAAATACTTTCGTATTTCTTGAAAGATTTAAAGCCATTGCTTTTCTCCTATCTTTTTTAGTCTTTGAAAGTACTTAGCTAGATTTTTATCTGCTTTGTAATTTCGATTTTTAATACCTACACTCTAAAACTAATGACCCTATTCCAATTGGGGCTAATGCGCCCTCATCAGTAGTCAATGTTTGTAAAGTTAAGGAAGTTGTATTTAATGCTGGACTTACTGTATCATCGTAAGTCAAAACATCATTATTATCTATTACCCTTTCTATATCTTCCATTAAAAGGGCTAGAACCTCTTGAGGATCTGCTTCGTTTTCGATATAACATCTAATTTCGAGTTGCAGAAACCTCCATTTAAAGCCGTCGGGCTGATACTGTCTAGTTTCATCTCCTGCTACCACACATACTTGTGGGTATTCGTTGATTGTATCTAAAAATTTTAAATGCCCATCAGCATTGTTAAATATGTTCGAGTTATAAGGGGCAACCCCATTTATACTCGTTTTTAATTCTTTTACTAAGGCATCAACAATCTTTTTTCTTGCTGTTCTATATGTTGATACCATTATATTCTCCTAAGTGTTAATTTTGCTTTCATAAATCCTATAGCTATATTTCTAATACTTTTTGATATTAAAGGTTTAGGATTATATGCTAAAGGCCATTTTCGTTTTCCTTTACTTTCGAATGTCTCATAAGGGCTTAACAAGTAAGAGTACTGTCCTGCCATTCCAGCTTGAGTAGCTGTTAAAGTTTCTAATTTTACTGAATTAGCAAATCTTCCTGTTCTATTCATTAAAGCAGGTCTTACCATATTCTTTCTTAGTTCTGTAGGAAGTTTTCTATTAATAGCTGCTCTTATTTTAGCTGTTTCTCTTAAGTCATCAACATTTGTTTCTACTGTTTTAACCAGTCTACCTTGAGCTTTTTGTCGTACTGAATCTAACTTTTCTTTTGCTCTGCCGACTTCCCTTGTATGTCTTTTCATTGCAGCACGTACGCCAGCTGTTGATGGCTGTTTCATTTTTATAGGCACTTTCCCCTTTTTAGGAGTAGGCGCATATTTTCTAGGCTTTATTCCTATAGCAGCTTTGGCAATTTGGTCTACTATTTCATTTTCTATAGGGACTGAACCTACTATTTTAGTATTCTCTATTGTTTTAGAATGTAAAGCATCTATTCTTTCTAGAGCCTCCTCCATTCCTTTTCCACCAAAAGGGCTTCTGCCAGGTATTAAATCATTTAACCAATGTGGCAATGTACCCTCAAAAAATCCTTTTTGAACTTTATTTGTATCTTCTGACATTACAGTCCATACTTGCTCGGCGTTTCCTGCAGCAGAATCTATAATTTTTCTTTTAAAAGTTGTTAAGTTCCATGTTTCACCTTTTGATTTAACATATTCTTCATAATCTTTTTCTACTTGTTCTGCTGTAGGTTCTTTTCCATTTGCATAAGCATGAGTTAAATATTCCATTATACCTATTGCGCTTTGAATTTTACTTATTACTTCGTCTAATCCAGCTTCTGCTTGATTAAAAATGAACTCTACTCCTGAACTTCTTGCTGATCCTATAGGTACTCTTTTACCCTTATCATTTGTTGTCATTCTTTTTCTACCCTTCTCTGAAGGGCGATTTCCTAATTCTAGTTTTGTTTCTTGTAAAACTATATACATAGCAACTGCTTTTGAAGCCATATTACTTATATCAGTATGATCAATGTTATAACCAGCTTTCCCTATAGTCATTCCTGTTAATGGTACATATAAAGCATTTAAAGCATTAAGTAAAGAAGCTTTAGTTCTACCATCAAGGGCATCTATTGCGTCTTTATTCTCTACCATCCATCGTTCAAACTCTTCGGCTGTATCAAATACTTCTCTAAAACACTTAAATAAGGAAGATTTCTCTACTGCTCCTGTTAATTTTTGGTTAATGTATTTTTCCTGATCTCCCGTAGCCAAAGCAGCTCCAAATTCCTTTTTTTGAGTCGCCATTACTTTATTAAAGTTTCGGTTACTATCACCAGGTCCAGCGGCTTCTGTAATTGCTTTTGTAAGACTAGATTGACCTTTCTTTTTTCTTCCCATTATTTATAAACCTTGTACATATCCAGTATTCTTTTTATGTGATCTGGGAATCCTGCATTATTTTTAATGCTAGTCGATACAGGGTTTTCAATCATTGCTCCTGCAATTTGTAATCGTTCTTTTCGTTCATCTTTAAGATAGTATTTAACTAAATCAAAAATTGCTAGTTTTAAATCTTCGGGACAAGCGCTATATCCAGCAGTATATACTACTTTTACAGCTTTTCTCCCTCTTGGAAATGCTTTATCAACATCTTCATTAGTACGAATTATACTATCAGTCATAGTATCAACAATATATTCATATTTACCACTACTGTCAGAATTTTCTGTGATTAGTGTAACATATGAATCTGCTTGTGATTCTCTTTCTGATACTGAAGTTACCGTATTAATAGGCCCTTCATCTAGCATAACTCTAGTAGTTGAATTATCTTTAATATCAAAATATTCAGTTTTTGCGGAACTATAATCATCTACAAAACTAGTACCACAATAGTTTTTAACAAGTTCGCTTACGGAATCAATTATAACATTAATGCGGGCGTCCATCGTTACTCCCGTCAACCCTGCGAAATCCTTATACTGTTGTAATGTTATTAAATCTGCCATTTTTCTCCTCTTAATTTTAGTGAGGGGATAAGTCTCCCCTCACGTAAAATCATTTAGCTATTAAGAGCCTTTATATTGATATGCCCATTTAGAAGTAGCGCCATCGATCATGTCGGTGAAGCCAATTCTTTGTGAAGCAACCAAAACTCTTCTTTGATTAGCAACTTCGTAGTCAGACTCTATAGTCATACCTCTTAATCTAGGTACAACATAGTTTCTAGGATACACTGCTATAGCTGCAGGCATATTTACTGCCGCAGTTGGGAACTCGTCACATACTAGGACTTTAGATCCAAATACGCTTCCGATTTCTCCTCTTAGCTTTGTTGCTACATCGCCAACTAAGTTCACATCTTGGAACTCAGCATCTTCTAACAGATTGTAATAAGCTGTAGAAGATACTATGTACACTACATCAGATGGGTTAATACCATATTTACCCATATTCTTTCTTAGTGCTAATAGCTTAAGTGCTGTCATTGAGTCAGATGCAAATGCAGTTGCTGATTGTGTTACATCACTATCAGCTTCAGCTAGATGCCAAACACCATCGAAAGATGCTCCTGAAGTACCAAAGGCACCATCAGCGTTGTTACCTAATAGTAACGCATTTTCTACGGCTCTTGCATGTGATCTAACAACCGACTCCCTAATTAAAGGTAGGATTGGTAGAATCGCATCTTCTTCAGTTTCATTACCTAAGTAAGATTGTGAAATAAGTTTTTTGGTTGAAAGAGTTCTCTCAGTCAAATCAACACCAGCGAAAGGTGAGCCATAAGTGTCTCCTCTTTCTTCTAAGTTACCATGTGGAGATGATCCACTAGCTGTTTGAGCTGAAGCGAATTCAGCATAACCAGCATCTGGTAAGATAGGTATGATTTGTGTAGCAGCAGACATTGTGATCTCTCTAAAGAGAGGCGCAAGTACTAACTGCAACTGGATATCTCTTTCCACATTTGTAGATACAGTTTGCTCGAAATCTGCACTCGAAACGCCAACACCCGAATGAGCGTTAACTTTTTGCATTACATCTTTCGCATAATCAGTATCCCAACCTCTTCCTGTAGCTAGCCCTAGAGTCCATGCATCATTTACATCGCTCTCGAAGGCTTTCTTCCAGTCAGAGTCGTTTCTGTCACCAAAAATTCTTTTAGACTCACGAATTGCTTCGATTTCGTCCTTTTTCTCAGTAAGCTCTGTTCTAAGTTCGTTGACAACTTTTTCGAGGTCTTCATGCTTTTCAGAAACACGTTTTTCAACATCTTCCATAAGCCTTTCAGCTCCAGACATGCCAACTTCTACTATTGTCTTCACTTTTTCTTCTTCAGCTTCTTTA